ACGAGATACAAGTAACTAAGAACTCTACTAATTTAATCAAAGAATTGAGGGGTTATACATGGGAGAAAGACAATGAAGGCAAACTTACAGGCAAACCAATAGACAGTCTAAATCATCTATGTGACAGTATGAGATATGTAGCACTATTAAAATTAAATAACCGACCAAGCGGAAAATATTCAACAATTTCAATCTAAACTTATATTTATAAATAATGATAGGCAATTACAACCAATTAACGATTAAGCAGTTTTTAAAGATTAAACTAATTAGCGAACTCGAACAAGACCCACTTCACAGAAAGGTTTTGATATTGAGTGAAATTAGCGGAGTTTCAGTTGATGAAATCGAAAGTATGCCAATAGGCGAAATGATTGAAGCACTAAAAGGACTTGACAAAATAGAAAACCTGCAAGCAGATGAAAAGATTAAATTGAAATTCAAAGTAGGTGGCAGGCGATTTATTGTTAAGTGGAAAGAACAAGAATTAACAAGTGAGCAGTTCATTGATGTTAGTCACTTTTGCAAAGAACCTGAAAAGATATTGAGCAACATACATAATATACTTGCTTCGGTTTGTGTAGAAAGAAATTGGTATGGAAAGGAATTAGGTTACAAAGGCGATAAGCACAAAGAGGTTGCAGACTTGTTTTATAATGAGATGAAAATATCGACTGCATATCCTATCATGCTTTTTTTTTGCAAATACTACGAGGCATTGCAGCAAAATATCCTAATTTATTTGGAATCGGAAGCGAACAAAGCGATGGAGAACACGAAGGAACTGATGGAGAAATTCAAACTTTTAGAACCAAATGGGGATGGATTGCAAGCATAAATGACATTTGCAAAGATGACCGAACAAAATGGGATTACTTTTTTAGGATGAATGTAATTGAGTTCTTAAATACAATGACATTCTATAAAGACAAAAGCGAACACGACAAGGAAATATGGACAAGGCAGCAGCAGCAGCAATAGGAGCAAAGTTTGGAGAGTCAATAAAAGACTATACAAAAGCAAGTGAGAATATCATTGAGGCTATTGTTATGCAGCATTGTGAGGAAGGTATAAAGCTAATGTCAAAACAGATTAAATCAAAGGCACGAACAGGACAAGCAAGTACATTGGCAGCAAGTATGAGTAATATGCCAGTTAGGATAAGTGCAACTAAGTTTCAAGTGAACACGATTACTACTGAGTATTATGCTGACTTTGTAGACAAAGGTGTGAAAGGAGTTAAGAATAAAGGCAAAGCACCAAGCAGCCCTTATAGTTTCAGAAACTTAGGAACATCAAAGGCAATGGTTGAAAGTTTTAAGGACTACATCGCAAGGACTGGCAGCAAGTCAATGAACAAAAAAACATTGATTAGAAAAAACAAGAAAAAACAATCTGACTTGATAACTAAGGAAGCGAAGCAGATGGCAGTAGCAACTAAAATAGGTGGTATCAAACCAATGAATTTTATAAGTAAAGCGGACAATCCACAAAGGACAAAACAACTTGCAGCAAGTTTAGCAGCAGCATTAGGTAAGGCAATGGCAAAGAATATTAAAATATCAATCAATGGCAATTAACATTATATCAAATCCGAATAGCGTAGTGAGTGCATTTAATCAAATGGCTTTCAATGTTAGTTCAACACAAGCAGGACAAAGTAATTTTAACTTTATAGCCGATGTCTATGTGAGTGGAATAAACACCGCAGTAAGTAGAATAGCAATACCTAAACAACCGAGTGTGAATACTTGTTTGATTGATGCAAGTCCGATATTAAAGAACTATGTTAAAAATGATTTCTTTAATGTGAATACTAGCTTTAGTTTCTGCGAGCCTAACTTGAATAGTCGGGTAAAATATTATGTTCAATTTGGAGAGTTGTATGATGTGAGCGGAGTGCCTACGATTTACCCTGACCTTAGAAGATTACCGACATCAGGTAGCAACACCGCAGTTAATTCTATATTCGGATTTGAGCAGTTCAACACTAATGTTTGGAATGGTTATGATGTAAGCGGATTCGGATTTTTAACAGAGATACCTGAAAGAATAACGATTGAGCAAGGGCAAGAATTACGTTTGAGTTTTTATGACCCTAATAATGTCATAAGATATTTATGGGTAGATGGTATTTATGAAGATTTAATCAATGCAAATAAAGTAAGTGGAGAATTTTTATATAACGTAAATGTCAAAAACTGCTTAGATAATATTCTTGTTAATACAATAGGAACACACACAATAACACTTGCTAATAGTTTTGTCACAGAAGTTAAAACCATAACTATTGAGATAGTCGCTAAGTGTTCTAAGTTCGATACAATACGATTACATTGGTTAAATAACTTAGGTGGATGGGATAGTTACAACTTTACAAAGCAATCCATTAAAGCAATGGATATTGACCGCAAGCAGTTCAAGAAGATGCAATCAATTAATTACTCAAAGAGTGATAGGTTAAAGACTAACTACAACACAACCATAACTGACAAATTACAGATTAATTCAGATTGGATAAGTGATGAAATGGCTGATTGGTTTCAAGGGTTGCTAACAAGTCCTATCGTCTACTTAGAAAGGGGTACAGATAACTTTGTTTCAGTTAATATAACCAATTCAGAATACCTCATCCAACAATATTTGAATGGTCGCAAAATTCACAATTTGCAGTTAGATATTGAATACTCATATAACCGTTATACGCAATCGCAATAATGCAAAAAACAGAACTAAAAATATACGCAGATTCAAAGTATTTCAATGTTGACTTATTCGATAATGAGCCTATTGAGTTAACGAAGTCTATAATTGAATTGACCGAGCCTGAACAAAGAAAGTCAGACTATACAAAGACCATCAACATACCAGGAACAGCTAACAATAATTCAATCTTCACTAATATATTCGATGTTAATCACTCGATATTGAACGGAGATAACTCTAACTTTTATGTGGACTTTGATCCGAGAAAAAAAGCCAATTGTATTTTATATCGTGAAGGCATTCCGCAGTTAAGAGGCTATCTGCAAATGACCTCAATCAACATACTTGATGAACAAAACATCACTTATGAATTAGTAGTATATGGAAGGGTTGCTAACTTGTTTCAAGATGTCGGAGATAACTTATTAAGCGATTACGATTTCAGCGAATACACTCACACATGGAACGAAACCAACGTAAGAAACTCAATCAATACTTCAATTATTATTAATGGTGTTACCGCAAATTTCCAATTAGGTAGGGGTTATGTTTACCCTTTGATTGATTATGGCTTTGACAACAATGCACAACAGACTTATAATGTAGACCAACTCTATCCTGCAATTTATGTCAAGACTATTTTAGACAAGATTTTAAAGACACATGGGTATAGATACGAAAGCACAATCCAATCAAATAACTTTTTAAATTCAACAGACTTTAAGCGGTTAATAATTCCTTCAAGTGGCAATGATTTGAGGTTGACAAAATTGGATGTATCAAATAGAACATTTGTAGTTGATAGAACGAGCGATAATAATTTAGGTGCAGCAACTAACAACATAGTTAAGTTAATCTTCAATCGCACTGTACAAGATACAGTACCCACAGGAGTAGCAGCAAATCACTCATCATGGGTAGTGCCAACCAATAGAGGAGGAACTTATAATTTTGTTTTAAAGTTATTCATCAATGTAGAATTGAATAGTAGTGTGACTTTGCCAAGTGGTTATAATATTAGGTTTCTTATGAATATTCATATAAGAACTACAACTGGAAGAGTTTTGCCTATGATTACTTCACAATCTGTTAGAATGGTAGCAGATACTAGAAGTCAAGATTTATCATTTGTATTTCAAAGTGACAATATATTGATTTATGATGGTGAAGAAATAGAAGTTTATTGGCGAATTACAAATGTAGATTTAACGAAAATTTTTTCTGCTAATATTCCTTTACCTGCAAGCGACTTAAATATAATTATTAAAACAGGAACAGAATTTTACAACATACCAAAACCCGAACTATCGGAAGGGTCAAATATAAATCCGACAAGCGCACTTCCCGAGTTAAAGGCTAAAGACTTTTTAACTGCATTGATTAAGATGTTCAATCTCTATATTGAGCCAAATCAACTTGATGATAGGTTGTTAGCCATTGAGCCAAGAGATATTTATTATAACGATAATGTAGTAGACTTGACCAACAACTTAGATGTGAGCAAAGACTTCATTCAAAAACCTATGGGCGCATTAGATTTTAAGCAACTTGAATTTAGCTATGCAATGGATGATGATTATTGGAACAAAGACTATACAGACAAGTATAATTATAATCATGGGTTTAAAAGATTAGATGTAGAGAATGATTTTTTAGTAGAAACAAAAAAGATTGAACTACCATTCGCACCAACTCCATTAGGCAAGCCAACAAGTGATAGGATTATACCACAGATAGTTTGGTGGAAAGACCAAAACTTTGGAGGTGTTAGGGTAAACAAAACAGCGAAACCGAGAATATTATATTATGGTGGTTTAAAGTACACAGGAAGACCTTTAACTATTCGCTCAAACGGAACACCACCAACCAACACACAATATTCTAATTATGGTTATGCAGGTCATGTTGACGACCCTGCAAACCCTAACTATGATTTGAATTGGGCAACATCACAAGAAATTTATTACACAATCGGAGGTCAAACACCGATTACAATAAACAACCTATACAAAAGATATTGGGAAAAGTACATCAAAGAGATAACAGATAAGGACAGCAAGATTATAGAGTGCTATATGTACTTCAATAATGTTGAATTACAGAACTTATCTTTTAGAAACTTGTATAAAATAGACCGACAATATTATCGACTATACAAAGTTGAAACAGACTTGAATAGCGATGAGCCTGCAAAATGTCAGTTCTTAAAATTAAAGAATATAAACGTACCATTAGCAGACCAAGTATTAATTAATGGAGGTTCAGAAACGATAACAGGCGAGAGGTACACACCGATAATAAGTCAAACACCAAATCGAATTGATGTAATAAATCAAAGGGAGAATTTTAGTATAGAAGTAGGAAGCGCAATGGGAATAACTGGATTTAGAATTGAGCCTAAATCTCAATTTATAAAAGTTGATAGAGATGTGTACTTACCACCTGCGAACGCTTCATTTGATTTCGATAATAACAAGTCAATAGAGGTTAAGATTTACAATAATCATAACGGTAGTATTAGAGTTTACACAACACCCGATGCACATCATAGTGTATCGAGTAATTCGGGAATAGTATTTTATTCAGATGGAACAAATTGGTATCATTTATAAGTCATGGCAGAAGAGAAAGTAATATTAGAAACAGAGGTTAAACTCGGTAATTCGACCAACTCGGTAAAGAGTTTAAAAGCAGAGTTAAGACAAGTAACAAATGAACTTGCAAACTTAGAAGAAGGTAGTGAAGCGTTTATACAAGCAGCTAAAAAAGCAGGTGCATTAAAAGATAAAATTGGAGATGTAAAAAACACGATAGGTGCATTTAATCCTGAAGCCAAATTTAAAGCATTAGGCGATGTTGTAGGAATAGCAGCGAATGGATTTGCAGCGATGCAAGGTGCAATGGCTTTAATGGGTTCTGAAAGTAAAGAACTAAACAAAGTAATCGCACAAACTCAAGGAGCAATAGCATTAGCCACAGGATTAAATGGATTATTGGGTATGGGTGATGCCTTCAAGAACTTAAAAAGTGTTGGAAGTGATGCGCTAAAAGGTATTAAAGGTGCAATAGGTGCAACAGGCATAGGACTAATAGTTGTGGCAGTTGGTTTATTAGTTGCTAATTGGGAATCACTATCGAAAGCAGTTAAAGAAAGTTTTCCTATTTTCAATAATATAGGTGCAATATTTGACAAACTTCGAGAGATTGCTTATGGTACAGGCGAGGTTATTAAGAATGCAATATTAATGCCTTTCAAAACTATTGGGAAAGCAATACAAGGCGATTTTGCAGGCGCAGTTGAAGAAATAAAAAACGGATATAATATTATTGGCAATTATGAGAAAGGTGCAGAGAAAGGTCGTGAAGCAAATAGACAAGCAGCAGCAGAGGAAAGACTAAAGAATTTAATTAAAGAAAAGGAAGATGAACTTGAAGTACATAGGGCAAGAGGGAAAGATACATACAAGGAAGAATTAGCACTCAATAAGCTAAAACAACAAGCAGCAAAGGATAATAAAGAAGAACTTAAAAAATTACAGCAAGAAGAAAAAGTATTAAATGCAGGTCATCAAAAAGACTTAGCAGATAAGGCAAAAGAAGACCAAAAAAAGAGAGAAGAGGAAGCTAAGAAGAAAAAAGAAGAAGCTAAATCTGATTTTGAATTTTATGAAAATTTAACTAAACAAGAAGAAAAGAAAAAATTAGCAAGGGAAAAGGAATACAAACAACAAGAAAGAGATTTTAAGGCACACGCAGCAGAAGAATTAATAAAAGACTTAGAAGAGGCTGCAAAGAAAGAAACAGAAATAAATCAAGAGGTTGCAAAAGACAGTACTAAATCATCAGAGGAAAGATATGCAGCATTAGATGCATTAAATAAAGCAGGTGTAATATCAGATAAAGAAGCAAGTGATGCGAAAATAGCAATAGCAAAAGCGGAGAAAGATGCAAGAAATGCAGCATTAGCAGAGGGAGCAAATGTATTAAATCAAGCATCCGAATTATTAGGTAAGAATACAGCCGAAGGTAAGGCATTAGCAGTTGCATCAGCAACAATCTCAACTTATTTATCAGCGCAAAAAGCGTTTGAATCATTTGCATCTATTCCAGTCTATGGTGTAGGTTTAGGTATTGCAGCAGCAAGTGTAGCAGTTGCATCAGGTTTAGCAACTATCAATAAAATATTAGCAGTTCCAGTACCAGGGGCAAGCGGTGGAGGTGGTGGCGGTGGTTCAATGCCAAGTATGCCAGCTGCACCTGCAATGAGACCAACAGGATTCTCAACAGGTCAACCAAGTCAAACACCACCAAAAGTAGAACCACAAAAAGTATTCGTAGTGGAGAGTGATATAACTAACTCACAAAACAAAGTTGCACGAATACAAAGCAAAGCAACTATTCAATAATTTAATATTTAAAGAGTATGGCAATAGATAAAAGAATACCGATATATAGATTCGTAGTTG